GATAGTTCACTTACCTACTTGCAGGCTTTTAACAAGTTAGAAACTGTAAACCGCGGCGTTAACATGATTGTTAGTGCCTGCAGCAGTTTAGACTATGATGTTAAAGATAGTAAGGCTGATCCAGTTGTAACTGGCATGAGACAAAAGAGTTTAGTCAAACTACTGAACTATACTCCAAACCCCTACCAGAGCGCACAAGATTTTCGTACAAACATCTTTACTGACTTCATATTAGAGGGCAACATCTTTATCTACTGGGACGGTGCTCATATGTACCACCTACCCGCCAGTAACGTAGAGATTGACACAGATCCCAAGACGTTTGTAAAGAGCTATACTTATAACTCAGAGGTAAAGTTCAAGCCCGATGAGGTAATCCACATCAAGGACTTGAGCAGCTTGAGTATCTATCGTGGTACTAGTCGATTAGCGTCGGCTGACCGCAACATCAAGATTCTGTACAAGATGCAGACATTCCAAGAGCAGTTCTTTGAGAACGGTGCTGTAATGGGGCTGATCTTGACTTCAGAGAATACGCTCAGCCAACAGGCCAAAGAACGAACAATTCAAAACTGGAAAACTCAGTACTCACCCAAGAATGGTGCCAAGAGGCCCATGATCTTGGATTCAGGCTTGAAGCCCTGGGGCGAGTTCTCAGAGAGTTTTAAAGACATGGATTTTGATGTCAGCATCAAGACCCATGACGCAAAGATCCTAAAAAGCCTTGGTGTGCCACCCATTCTATTAGACGGTGGCAATAACGCAAACATTTCACCCAATTTGAGACTGTTTTACTTGGAGACTGTGATCCCAATTGTAAACCGGTACGTGAGTGCAATGGAAAGATTTTTTGGATATGACGTTGAGGCTGTAACTTCAACAGTATCCGCACTGCAGCCCGAAATGAAAGATGTGGCTGCTTACTATACCACTTTGGTAAACGGTGGAGTAATTTCTCCAAACGAGGCCAGAATGGAACTACGCTATCCAGAAATGAGCGGTCATAGTGACCTGCGTGTACCTGCTAATATTGCAGGAAGCGCAGCAGATCCCAGCGTAGGAGGAGCGCCTAAAAAGCCTCCACAAAATTAAGGTAAGGAGCCTATGAAAGATAAAGTACTACATTTAAATAGTGCTTTTTCCGTCAAAGCTGCAGACAGCGCCGATCAGTCCATCTATATCGAAGGGTACGCAAGTACAGTCGATGTAGATCGTCATGGTGATGTTGTTCCCACTAGTGTGTGGGAAAAAGGAATGCAGAACTACCTGAAGAATCCAGTCATTCTGGCTTACCACGATCACAACAATCCGATCGGGCGTATGACAGAGCACAAGACGGACGGCACAGGATTGTGGATAAAAGCAAGAATTTCAACGGCTGCAAAGCAATTCCAACTTATTAAAGACGGAGTTCTTACAGCTTTCTCTATCGGCTTCAGGGTGTTGGATGCTGAGTACAACTCAGCGGCTGAAGTGTTTTTAATCAAGGACTTGGAACTGGTGGAAATTTCTGTCGTTTCAGTTCCTGCAAATCAAAATACTCTTTTTGATCTATCAAAAGCATTTGACAATGCTGAAGAATATAAGCGTTATAAAGAGCAATTTGCACCCCAAAGCCAATCAGCTAAAGGGCTAGAGTCCGCTACGGAAGCAGATCGCAATGTTACAAAGGAATGGAATATGAATCCAGAAGAAATCAAGCAAATGCTTGCCCAAGCTGCTCGTGAAGCTGCCGAACAAGCTACCAAGGCTCTAGAAGCCCGTCAACAAGCCGAAGCTACTGCCAAGGCACAAGAAGTGGCCCGTCAGGCTGAAATCGACGCTCGCGTTAAGGCCGCTGTACAAGCTCAGATCGAAGTCGGTCAGAGTGGTGCAGAAAAGCTATTAGCCGAAGTTGAGAAGCGTTTCGCCGATGAGCGTGCTGCTCAGAAGAGTGCTCTAGAAGGTCTAGAGTCTGCTCTAAAGGAGAAGGCTGACGAACTAAAGGCTATCCAAGCCTCAAAGATGACTTTCAACGACAAGGCTGATGGTTCAGAGTCAACCTACGAAGAAAGAGAGAAGGCTGTTCTATTGAGCAAGCTAACTCGCAAGGCTATTGGTGACACCAAGTATGGTCGTAACCTAATCGAGAAGAAGGGTACCCGTACTCCTACCGGTACAGTTACTGCTCCTGACAGCATCTGGGAAACCGAAGTTTCTCTAAACATGGAAAACGAAGTACGTAGACGCCTAGTGATGGCTCCTCTAATGAGAGGCATCAATATGCAGACCAACGTAATGCGTATTCCTCTAAATCCAGAAGCTGGTCTAGCTCAGTGGGTTGCTAACACCGATTTCGGCAACACCAACAACAACAGCTCTGGTAACACAGTCACACACGCTCTAGGCGAAATCACTCTGCGTTCCTACAAGGTAGCAACACGTGAGTATATGGCCTTCGAAGAAGAAGAAGATTCATTGATCGTTCTACTTCCAATCGTTCGTGACGCCATGCTACGCCGTGTAGCCCGTACAATTGATCGTGCTATGATGTACGGTACAGGTGCTACAACTGCTGATCCAGTTAAGGGCGTTGCTTCTTATGATCCAGTCGGCGAGCCCGGCGCAGTCACCCCTCTAGCTCCTACAGCTACTGTTACAGTTGCTAACCTACGCAACCTACGTAAGAACATGGGTGCCTGGGGTCTAGATCCTTCCGAGCTAGTCTATGTTGTTTCTACAGAAGTCTACTATGACCTACTAGAAGACTCAACATTCCAGACAATGGACAAGGTTGGCACACAAGCTACACTACTAACCGGTCAGATCGGTTCTATCGCCAACACCCCAGTTGTTGTTAGCGGCGAACTACCTGCTAAGGCTGATGACGCTCTAGGCGCTTTCTGCTTTGCAACATCTAACTTCTTGGTTGGTAACCAGCGTGGTCTACGTGTTGACACTGACGAGCTCATCGAGCGTCAGAGCCGTGTACTAGTAGCATCACTACGTACTGGCCTAACACAGTTGACAACAAATCTAGGAAGCGGTGTAAGAGCTCTACGCTTTAACGCCTAATCTACTAAAACTGGGGACTGAAAGGTCCCCGGTTTTTCCAAAGGGTTGTACAAATCCTTTGGAAAAACCAAGGAGAGGTCATGGGAATTAGCCTAGTTACTCTAAATGAATATAAAAACTACGTTGGTATCACCAGTCCCAACCAAGACACAAGTATAAGTGCCATCATTCCCAAAGTGAGTGAACTGGTAAAGACCATTTGCCGTCGTACTTTTAAAGACTACCTTGATGAGTCAAAAGTTGAATACTTTGACGGCGGTGAGTGTTTTAACCTAGCAGAAGCACCTGTATTACAGATTCAAGGTCTTGAACAGAGTACAGACTATGGCAACAACTGGAATACTTTAACAGAGTACACAGACTGGGTATTTAAAAAGAGCAGTCAGCAGATTGTTCCGGTTAATCCTTCTCGCTACTTTGAAGATTTGATCAATGGCTATCGCGTTACTTATACCGCAGGTTACGAGATTCTTCCAGAAGACTTAAAGTTAGCTGTATTAGACTTGGTAACCTACTATCTCAAGAACGATGCAGCTGTACACAGTACAAAAGCTCCAGGCACCAATAGTGTACAGATCGAATACATATCAACCACAAACATGCCGGCACACATCAAACGAGTGTTGGATTTGTATGTAATGAATTACAACTGATATGGCTCAGAAATCACAAACTCTATTGCAACTAGGAAACAATATAGTATCTATACTTAAAACTAATGTGCGAGAGACAGTATTAGATACTAAAATACATTGCATACCAATAGACTTAGACACTCTTACAAAAACTTTAAGTACAGTAATACGTACTCCTAGAGTTATAGACAATTTTTTTGATAGAGGTCCACTAAATAGTGAAGGTAGTCCAGAGCAGATTCCTGAGTTTGCCAGACTAGCTTTAACCTTGCTGAAAGATGCTAGTGGTTTAACTACAAAAATAGAAGCTAGTGATGTTCAAAATTACAAAGAGTGGCAGCTGTACATGAATGAACAGCACATGAAAGGTAATCTAAAGATACCACTAGAACAAGCCTTAGATATTCCGCTTAATTTAGAACAGGCAGAGCCAGGGTTTCCGGAAATTAGTATTGGTGCTTTAAGAAAAGACATTAGTGATTTTGTAAAAAAGCAGCATCGAAGTAATGTATATAAATATAACGCGCTACCAAAAGATTTTGTAAGTACACTCAATAGTTCAGATTTGGAAGTTCGAAAAAAATACTTACCAGCAGTAATACTGGACGATCGTGACGAAGCGATGGCTGTAATGTATTCTACTTTTAATACAACTGCTAATGCTTTGTACGAAAAGTTATTAAATAAAACTATTAAAAAGTATTTAATACAAGCCAACTATGAAAAATCTGGAACAAAGTATAGTCCAGGTTTTGATAGAGGCCATACAATACTTACCGAAAACGGGCAAAAAATAGCAACAACCCCACTATTGGAAAAAATTGATCAAATACTATTTTCAGTAAATGAAAAACTAAAACAACAACAAAGTAGCACAGATAAAACAAAGCTGAAGCTGCTAATAAAAAAAGTAGAAGAACAGAGAGTATCCCTGTTAGATAAGTCAGTTTTAGGTACTAGAATCAAAGCTAATTTAAATAAAGACTTCAGAAAAACCTTAGCATCATTAAATGCAAATATAGTACTCATACAGGATCGATTAGAAAATCAGTATGACTATGCCCAAGTAGAGGGAGAGCTATCTAGAAATTTAGCGAAGATAGCAGAACAATTACTAAATGGACAGTTTTCTAGAACTCTTTTACAGGAAATAGAATACAGAGTTAATAGTATATTTGATGGTAAGTCTTTTCAAACAAATGTATCTGTAAATAAAAAATTGGATTTGAGAGTACCTGGCAAGTCAAAAGTTAATGTAAAAGTTAATGTTGATCGCATTAAAAGATCTAGTAATAAAAAACCAACAAGTAGACCGAAAATCACTATTCGCGAAACTCAGAATACGTACAATTTAGTAAATCTACCAATGTTGATGATGCAAATCAATGCCAGTCTGCATGATCAGATAAAGAAAAACATGGGCACCGGTAGTCGACAAGATGTTTTAAACTATCGCACCGGTCGTTTTGCACAATCTGCACGAGTAGAGCGTCTCAGTGAAAGTCGTCAAGGCATGATAACTGCTTTTTACAGTTACATGAAAAATCCCTACGCAACTTTCAGCCGTGGTGGCCGTCAAGAACGTCCATACACCCGTGACCCTAAACTGCTAATTTCCAAAAGTATCAGAGAACTTGCAGGAACCCAAGTGGCCAACCGTATGAGGGCAGTATTAGTATGAGTAAGCGAACCAGTATTGTAAAAGCCCTGGCAGACAAGTTTAAAGAGATAAATGGTAGCTCACCCTATTCCATCGACCTATACAACAACAGTTTTAATAAACTGAAGTTTTGGGATGAAGTACAAGATTTTCCTTGTGTTTATGTAACACCAGGAACCGAAATGAGAGAATACCTTCCAAGTGACTTTAGATGGGGATACTTGGGAGTATGTGTCAAGGTATACTGTAAGGGCGAAGACGCTCAGTCTCAGTTAGAGGCCTTGCTACAAGACCTGGAGACTTGTATTGATAACAACAGAGTTCTCCAGTATGATGGTTCAAACGAAACCACAGAAATTTTAATAACCAGCATCACAACAGATGAGGGATTATTAGACCCCTATGCAATAGGGGAAATAAATCTACAGGTCAGATATCAGGTCATGTAGAACTAATGCTGATTAACCCATCACAGATAAAGATCTAGTAAGGGTGATTTCAGCACACAGCCTTAAAGGAAAAAATTATGGCAGTTAATTTAATTAGAAATGCGAGAGTATTTTTCACAACCGGACTAGACTCAGTCACTGGTAAGATTTTACCAGCAACTGCTCGTACCGCAGCCAATACCTATGAGTTGCAACCACTTGATGGAATGAGTTTTAGTCAAAATACAACTCTAGAAACTGTAACACTAGCAGAAAGTGGTAGCACTCCAAGCCGTGGTCAGCGCAGTTTTGCAACCAGTCTAGATCCAGTAGATTGGAGCTTCTCTACATATATTCGTCCAAGAATGAGTGATGGTTCCGCCGCAGTTGCTGGACTTGACAGCGGCGACTATGTTCGCTGCGAAGAATCAGTACTGTGGAATGCAATGTTTTCAGCTGTTGCTGTTGACGTTAGCACTACTACAGCTCTACCAGCAACAACTAACGCAGCCTATAGCGAAACAGCATCTACCGGTACCACAAACGTTCCAGTATCTACAGTCACTACAGTAAACAGCAACTTAAACCAACTACTACGTTTTGGTTTAATTGTTATGTTTGATGACACAACTATCCTAATTCACAATTGCGTGGTAGATCAAGCCAGCATCGACTTCGGCCTAGATCAAATTGGTACTATTGCTTGGACAGGCAAAGGTACTGAATTAGAAGTTATGGGTACTGCTGGTACTGTGCCAAGCGCCGGTACGTTTGGTGGTGGGCTAAGCGGTGTCTTCACTCCAAAGTCAACAAGTGCCAAGTATATTACAAACAGATTGAGCGCTGTTCAGCTGGCCTCTACTGCTGGTAAGTATGGTCAGAGTGCTGTTAACTACGTATTCCCAATTACTGGTGGTAATATTACTATTGCTAACAATGTAACATATCTAGTACCAGCAGCAATGGGCACAGTTAACAAGCCTATTGACTACTACACAGGTACTCGTTCTATTACTGGTAATCTAACAGCTTATCTAAGAACTGGTAGTACTGACAGCGTAGGTCTAATGTCTACTCTGTTAACACAGGCCAGCAGCTTCGATCAAAATCAGTTCGCAGTCACACTAGGCCTCGGTGGCAGCATTACAGCACCAACATCTACAGCAATGGAAAACAAGCTAATTATTAGCCTACCATCAGCCATGCTACAGATTCCTCAAGTTAATACAGAACAAGTAGTTAGTACTACAATTAACTTTACAGCTCAGGGTGCTAACGGCAGCAATAACTATGACATTGATCAGAAGAATGAAATGACAATCTCATACTACGCCGGTCCAGCAGTATAATTTAATAACTAAATAAGTAGAGCACAACTAGTGCTCTACTTATTAACAACAAGGATAATTCATGACAGAAAACGCAAGCGGCTCACAAGTAAATTTATCACTAAAGAGCCTTTTAGTACCTAGTAAAACAGTCGAGGTTGATTTTCCTGGATTTAGTGGTTTTAAAGTCAAATTGAGCTTCCTCAGCCGCGAGACCCTTGTCTCGATCCGGAAGAAGGCAACCAAAATGACGTTTAAAAATCGTCAACCAGTTGAAGAACTAAATGACGACCTATT